TTCAAAGATAAGCCCCTCAATCATTGCCTGCTGTCCTAATCCATACCCCTGCCACAAGGAGCGGTTTTTGTGCTGCAAACTCTCTATCTCGTCAATAATCGTTTGTTCCAAGAACGGGTTATCCTTATAGGTGGATATAAAGTGATAGGTACGAGGGTCTTTGTTTAGCTCGCAAAGCCAATGGTCATCAGAGAAGGAGGGGTTATAATCCACAATAGCAAATTTGGTAGTACGCATTTTCAGCTGTTGGAACTCTATAAACTTGAGTTCGTTGGCTTCATTTACATACAATACATCACGTTTGCGCCCTCGGAGCTTCTGCTCACTGTCTGTGGAAAAGAACTCTACCCATGAACCATTGGCAAAGGTGTATATCATTTCAGACTTATTGATACTGTTTTCATCAAATACATTTAGCTTGTACAATATCTCCTTGAAATCGACAAATACAGAGCCTTTGAGAGCAGGCAAGGTAGCACGGACAATGGAAAGGCGTGTCTTAGGGTGCGATAAGCAATAGACAATAAGCCAAATCAGGATATTATAGGTTTTGGAACTACGGCTACTACCTTGCGCTGATACAGTAGTATATCCTTGCTTAATTGCATTATCTACTTTCGTATATATGTTAGTTGTCTGTATTATCATCGGTTCGTACTTGTTCTCGCTTGTCTATTACTTCAATGGTGAGCGATTGGGATAAAGCCCCTTGTAGAGCTAATTCGTCCTTAATGCCATCATCGGTTTTGAAGGTCTGCATAATATTAGGAATAAGTGCCAATCTATTAGCTATGGGGACTTTTACCTTTTTGAATTTGCCGTCAATGATGTTTCCGTCTTCGTCTGTTTCAGGCTCCTGCATTACTCCGTATATAAGTGCATTGACACTCATATTGGCTACAGTTTGAAAAGTACGGGAGCGATAGGCTTTTTGTATCTCATATAATTCAGGGTTTTGGCGTATTCTTCTGTAAATGTAGGAATAGTCAGCTCCTAACATTTCAGAGGCTTTTACGGGTTGCCCTGATGTTTCGATGAGTGCTTTTTTTATCATTTCATCGGTTATTTCTCGCTTTCTACCTACTTTCTTTTTCATATTGTTAATATTGTTATATTTCTAACTATTTTCTATGATTTGTTGAACAATTTCACCTTTGATATACTTATCATCGGGGCGTACAGAATAGATTATTTTTGCTTCCTCTATTTTGTTTTTCAGTACTTCCATAAAATAGAGCTTACTTTCATAATCGTAAAACGAAAGAGTGATATATGGGTCTCCTGTTACCTCCTCGCTTAGGTTATCTTTGGTTGCTTGTTTAGCCTGCTTAACCGCTTCCTTGCGTGCAAGGCGTTCTTCATCTGTGATTTGCTCAAGGTTACGAAAGTCATCTTTTACAGCTTGGTTATAGTCCGCTACATCAAAGACAGGAACATCGGCAATGAGTACATTTATATCTGCTTCGTCAAGCCCTGCGAGGTCATAGTCTATTTCTGGGATTAATGCAGCTAATAAATCATTGTCAAACTCTCCTTGTGCGGTGGTAGAGTTGAAGAATATATTTTGCTCTTTCTCCTCTTTATCTGATAGTTGTAGGACTTCCACACGTATAGGGTAGTCGTTTTCGTGGGTGTCAGGGTTGTACTTCTCTATTTCGTCAATGATGGAGAGACGTTGGTGTCCTGATACAAGGTTACCAGTGGTTTCGTTCCATACAATTCCTCCTGCCAATCCGATACGCTTGAGGTTTGCCTTGAGTTTTTTCTTTGCGGTATCTGATAAGCGACGAGGATTATAGGAAGCGAAATTGATTTGGCTTCTTTGTATGGTGATTGATTGTGCTTGCTTAACTTTCATGGTCTCTATAGGTTTCGTGTTCAAATACTATGCGCTCGGCTTGTGGGAACTCTTTTATTACCTTCTGATAGTCGGCAGGGTGAAAGGTTTTACAATAGAGCAGGAAAGGCAAATTACCTACATTGGTACCTTGACTTTGCCCCTCTCCGTATTTTATAGGAGGTATTAGCTTCTTGAGTTTGATGTATTTTTCTACATCAGCATTCTTGTACTTAGATAAGGGATATAGGTTGTGGGTACTATCGGCAAACATTTCATCTCTGTAGGTACGTAACATAAGGCGGCGATTAAGGCTGTCTGATTGCTTAAATCCAAATATTGCCCACTGTATGCCTGTATTCTTTTTAACCATCTCTGTAATGTTAGAGAGCTGATATACCCGCTGGGTAGGGTCTTTGCGGCAACCGAGTACGCCGTCTCTACGATATTGAGAAAGGGCGTAATGTGGTACTTGTAGAAAGGTTATGTTTGGGTACTTGTGCTTTGCGTATATGATGTATTTGTTGATGTGCTCAAGGTCTTTGACCATGTACATATATACACAAGTGATTTTTGAGAAATAAGGGTAACACAAGTCCAACAAGGCAATAGAGTCTTTTCCTGTGGCGGAGTGGAACAATATCACCTCGTTGGTTTGTGCAGAGAGTTCTTTTATGGACTGTAAGGCGTAATACATAGTAATAATAATTATACCCTTGAACGTCCTGAACGCCCTAATGATTTGGCATTTGCCCTTCTGTGTGCACGTTGTGCCTCTCTTGCTGTCCAACCAGCTGGACGATTAGCTATTGCTTTATTTTCAGCTTTAACCGCTGAAGCGGCGTTACCACGCCCTACAATATTACCACGCCCAAAGCCTGTACTTGATTTTGCCATAATATTAATGATTAAAATGTTACTGTTACTAAATAAAAAAGCATTGCAAACCTTGTAAGATTTGCAATGCTGTGATAAAATGAAAAGGGTCTATATATTCTCTCTGAAAACTACTTTGCCGAGAGCTATAGCCAAATAGGTATCGTCTGGGGCAAAACCTTCTTTTTCAGCTTCTTTAAGAATGTATTGAGTTGTAGGACTGTCAGGGTTTTCAATCTCTTCTTCTTTGTCGATATTGTATTTCATCTCAACAAGGGCGCGTTTAGCAAGAGGAGGTTTGTCCATGCCGTTTTGAAAAAGAATGTGAGTAATAGGTTTGTCATTTATATACTCGCCCTTTGAATTGAAATTAGCTACCTTTTTCAACCAAAAATCAGAAAGTTCTCTAAACTCTACTGTCTTTTCACCACTTAGAATGCGTTCAAGCGGTTCACGAATAATATTAACATACATAATATTTTCGTCTTTAAGCCCCAATTCGTCAATGACCTTTTTCATTTCAGGGGAGTATTGTATTTTTTTTGCCATATTGATTTATATTATTGATTAATAGTCTATTGATAATACAGCCCCTCGCAAATCTCTACTGCAAAGGTACGATATAGGTCGCAAAGGGCTGTTATCGTCGTTTGTTTTTTCTTTGTATTTTCTTTGTGTTTTTTTTGTTCTGATACCTTGCAAAGGTACGAAAAATATTTTACCCCCTCAAAAGAGAGGGGCTTTTTTTAGTGCCAGGGGTAACTTTCAATGCTGACAAGGTTAAACTTTTTGAAAGAACGATATTCTTGCTTTTCGAGGTCGTAATATACCTGTACAGTGTCATTAGCTTTGCGATTGGTCGTGTGCTCTGTAGGGGGTACTATATCAGGGCAAATCGTACCCCAAGCCTCTCTGATAGTACCATCTACTTTTAGAAAGTAAAAGCGCACGATTTGGCTTTTCATTTTGGCTTTGAGCTTGATATTTGCCCACGCTTTTTTAAGACATTCTGAAAAGGTGTAACCTGTTTGTTTGAAGAACTGCCATGCAAGGTTAAAAACGCTTTTTTTATCTGTATTTTTCATTTTGGTAGGTGTTTTAATTGTTAGCTAAATAGTTCAATAATTCTTCTTTGCTGCTAAATACTTCTTTTTTGAGTAAAAAGAAATTATGTAAATTAAACACTTTGTATTTAATCTCAGTGGTGTTTGTATTAGCTACGATATTAATATTTATAACAGCTATTTCACTGCTTTTTATTCTGTTTTCGTGCATGAAATAGACTTTTTGATTGGTTGAGTATTTGGTTTCTACTTTCATTTTGATAGGTATTATATGTATATTTTCTTAGTTAGACCCGCCCCACAGGCATTGACAAACGAGGCGCTGGCACTCTTTGCCCAATAAGCATAGAAAGGGCCGTTTTTTTCAAGCTCGGCTTGTGCAAGAGCTTCTGTTTTAAAGGCTTTGCTTAACTTATTATAACCACTTACGATCGCATACCCGCCCCTTACTTTTGCCACTTTTAGAGTGGTGTCAAAGTTGATTTCTGATAATGTTTTAATAGTTGTCATAGGTTCTATATTTAATGATTAATATTTGAAAAATTGAGCCTTTTTGCGCCTTGCTCAGGGCTGTTTGGTTTATTGAGCTACTGGTTTTATATTTAGATAAGCTGTTTTTTCATCTGTTAAGGGGTTTCTGATAAGCTCTACTTTTATGAAGTAAGTACTTTTATAGCTACAATCTTCGTTGTCAAAAAAGAACTCATGGTATATATCATCTGTAATAGTTTCTTCGTGTTTAAACACTAATTCTAAACTAATACATTTTCTTTCTATAAGTCGATTTTCTTTTATTATATCATTACACCAATCGATACCTTGCTGTAAGGCAAAAACTATATCATCACCTGCATAAGACCCCCTGTTAGGGTCTTTGAACTTATAATCACTAAATTTTTCAAAGATGTATTTTCTAATTAAACTTGTGTCAATAAAGCCGTTTTTATCTTTTAACTGGTCTTTTATTGCTGAAAGGCTTAACATTGTCATATTCGTGTTATTTTTAGGTTGTTTTTTAGTTTGAAAGCAGTTTTTAGACTTGCTTAGGTCTGTGATATTAGTCAGTTAATGAATGAACATCATAACGAGTGCAAGTGTATGTTTTTTCAAGTTTTTGAAAGGCTTTGGGTGTTACAAAGTATATATCATCATTGTATTCTGATTTAGTTATACCGCGCCCTTTGAGTTCTAATTTTGTACGTACTTCAAACTTACTATAGCACCACTCATAAAATATTTGCGTTTCTTGTTTTTTAATTGACTCTTTCATCTTTATATTATTTATATACACACCTTTATACCCTGAAAAAGTAGTGACTTGCACATCGTATTTTCTATTAGGAAGAAGATAAAAATTCTCTTTATAATTTGAAATAATAGGCACTCCATTAATATGTAAATACAAATTACTAGTTGACAAAGAGCCGTCTCCTTCAAAAATTTTAATATTTAAAATACTTTTAACCGACGCCCTTTTAGCTTTATAATAAGACAAAGAGTAATCATCGCCTTTCTTGCCAATTTTCTCTTGATAAGTATCTATTTGCCTTTTCATAGAATTGCAACTACTAAGAAATATTAGAAGACTAATTACAAAGATTGTTAGGATTTGCTTCACGTTCAT